GAACCATAGAGTTGTTGATAAATCTGGATGGGATAAAGCTGGAGCTATTGCAGATATACTTAGGAATAAACATGGTGATAAAAAAATTGATAAAGTGTTTGATGTATAATATTAGGGAGATAGAATCATGAAAAGCTACTTAGAAATTCTACAAGAATCTCAAGAAGCGTATGATGAATTAAAGGAAAATAAACAAGATGATATTATAAATTTTATAAATCATCAAATAAATTTAGATATTACTGATCATATTGAACCTAGGTTTAGTAATAGAAAAATGATCACAATTTGGATTAACAATTTATCTGTAAATGATGTTATGAACATAGAAAGATTGGCTAATCAATTTAAAAAATATAGGATTGAACCTAATGGACATCAAAAAATAGCATTAATTTTTTGAAATAACTTTTAATTTAATAGGATATAAAAATATGAATTTTTTAAAAGAAGCACAAGAATAATTGAATATGATATTAAGGAAATAGAATTGGAGAAATAATATGGGATTATTAACCTCAGTGACAGATTTCGTCGGTGGAAGTATATTTAAAGAACTTAAAGAAGTTGTAATGGGATATTTCCCACCTAGTATGAGCCCGGTTGAAAAGGCTCAAGCTGAACTTGCTATTAGCGAAATGTTAGCAAAGAAACAATCCGAAGCCAATAAAATGCTAAATGAAGCATCTGCTCAACTTGATAAGAGAATTGCTGAACAAGAAGGTACTGCTAAGGATCTTCTGAGTGTTCCAATCTTTGGTCGCTTGGTACTTTTCCTTCGTGGATTACAAAGACCTGTTTGGGGATTTGCCACTCTCATAATGGATTTTAAATGGTTTTTTGAGGTGCATACTTTTAATGAGCAACAACAAACTGCTTTAATTGTTATCAATGTTCTTGTACTAGGATTCTTATTTGGTGAAAGAACTATTAAAAACCTTGAACCACTGATCATTAAGGTATTTGCTAACAAGATACCAAAATAATGAGATGAACAAGTATAAAGGTGCATTAAAGGGAATTTATAAACCAAAGAATCCAAGAAAATGGATCGGAGCTAAAATAATATTTAGGAGTAATCTTGAACGCAAATTTTTTAATCTATTTGATCTTAATCCTAATGTTATCTCAATTGCTTCGGAGCGGATCATAGTTCCATATTTTGATCCCGTTAAAAATAAGCCGAGAAATTACTATACAGACTTAATAGTAAAATATAAAGATAAACAAGGTGAAGTTAAAATTAAGTTAATTGAAATTAAATGCTCAGGTGAAGCCAGAGAGCCAAAGAAACCAAAACGAATTACTGAGAGATATAAAAGTTCTGTTCTTACTTGGCTTACAAATAAATCTAAATGGGAAGCCGCTACTAAGTATGCCAATTCCAGAGGTTGGGAGTTTATTGTCCTTAGTGAGAAGAATCTATGATAAATTATTTTAAACAAAAAGACAAACAAATACATTTTGCTGCCGGTTTTGTAACAGCTACTATTACAGCATTTTTTACAAATAATATTTATTTGGCAGTTGGCGCTGCTACCTTCCTTGGGCTATTTAAAGATGTAGTTTGGGACCTTTGGCTTAAAAGGGGAACATTTGACTACGTTGATATTATTGCTACCATCCTCGGATCTGTGCCAATAATCTTTTATACTTGTTTTATTAAGTGATAAATAACAATAGGATTCATTAATGTAGAGGTTAGATAACAATACTGTAATATTGTTATCAGCAAGTGGAAAGGTTACTTGTTGTCCCTCTGTAATTATGTATCACTATAACGGAAAGGATTTAAAATGTATATTTATAAAACAACTAACGTGATTAATAATAAAATTTATATTGGACAATGTAAAAGACAAGTTGATTATTATTTAGGCTCAGGTAAGTTATTAAAGAGGGCTATAATAAAATATGGTAAAAATAATTTTATTAATGAAATTATTTATTGGTCATTTGATGTGGACAATTTAAATGAAAAGGAAAAACATTTTATTAAATTATTTAAATCTCAAGACAAAATGATAGGTTATAATATAACAGCTGGTGGTTTAGGGCATTGTTGTATATTGAGTGAAGATCACAAATCAAATATAAGTAAATCGTTAACTAATAAGAAGAAATCTGAGGAACATGTAAAAAATTTGAAAAAAGTTTTTAATACTATTGAATACAAGGAAAAAAGACAAATAGCGTGTAACACAGAAGGATATAAAGAGAAAATAAAAAATATTGGTAAGTGGAACATTGGGAGAGAAAGAAATGATCTATCACTTAGAAACGAAACCCTTGCTAATGAAGGAAAACATCCAATGCAATTGAATAATCCTTCTAAAAATGTACTCACCCATTCTAAATCACTATCTTACGAGATTATTTCTCCTAAAGGCGATAAATATAAAGTAGATGGAACATTAAAACAATTTTGTATCGAGCACAAATTGTCGTATAGTATAATTAAAAACAATTCAAATAAAGGTGTTATTAATCACCCATACAAAAGTAAAAAACATAATAATGGTTGGGAAGTTAAATTGCTAGGGAAATGTTGTGATGTCAGCTAAATTACCATCCGAAGTTAATGCATTAATAGATATGATAACCAATGATGATATTGAATCTGTAAAGTCAAGTTCTAAATTATCTCTTGGTAATCTATATTTGTGGGCATATGATCCAAAGCATAAGGCCACTCTGGAAATGTATGATACTCTTCCATTGGTAATTTTATTAGGGGTTCCGAAGGGTCAATACATCCTAGGAATTAACTTACATTATATTCCGTGGACTTATAGAATTAATTTTTTAACAAGTATTCAGGCTAAAGGAACTAAAGTAAAATATAAAGATATTATTAAGGCTTGGAAAACTGCTAAGATTCCTGGATCATATGCTGTACTAGCAATTAGAAAATATTTGGTATCACATATTAAATCTAATATAAGAATATTTGATAATTTGGAAGATCAATTAGAGGTTACGAGAAATGTTCTTCCTCATTTCGAAAAGAAATCAATGAGTGCTGTTTATAAAATTATTAATAATAAATTAAAATCTCATAGACAGAAATTAAAGACAAAGGCTAAATAGTTATGGGCTTTCTAACAACAGTAACTTCATTATTCTCTAAGAAAGATGAAGTCGAAGAAGCAAAACCAGTTGATAATTCAATTGATTTATCTTCACAGGATCAAGACCCTGAAGTTGAGATAATTCAATCCCAAGGAAGTTGGGACAATTATAAGTACAGTATTAATTTTAATTCAAAATCTAGTAATGTTAATTCATTAATCAAAGAGTACCGTGAACTTTCTATGTACCCAGAGATTGATGAATCTATTATTGAAATTGTAAATGAAGCTGTTGTTCAAGATGAAACAGCCGTTCTCAAGCTTGATATAACTACTGATGATATTAAAGATAAATTAAAGAAAACTATTTCGGATGAATTTGATGGAATTCTTTCTATGCTACAGTTTAATCAAAAGGGAGATGATATATTCCGTCAATGGTACACAGATGGTCGTCTGTATATCCATGGGGTTGTTGACACTAAAAAAATTAAACAAGGTATTCAAGACATTAAAATTCTGAGCCCTTTCTTCTTGAAGCAAATTAAAGAAGATGGCAAACTATTCTTCATCTATGATGATAACAAAAAAGAAGATGCTTGGAAGATTCCTAAAGAACATATTACATTTATACATTCTGGTATTACCGATATTGATAGAAACTATTATGTCGGACATTTACACAAAGCAATCAAACCATATAATCAATTAAAATTGCTAGAAGATGCTGCAGTTATTTACAGAATAACAAGAGCCCCTGAGCGTAGAGTATTCTATATTGATGTAGGGCAAATGAATAAATCAAAAGCTGAAGCCTATATGGGTTCTTTGATTGCTAAGTTCAAAAACAAAATTACTTATGATGCAACTACAGGTAAGATTGATCAACAAAAGAATGTAATGTCCATGACGGAAGACTTTTGGTTACCCTCATGTATTACATTAAATACTAAAATTCCACTTCTTGATGGTAGAGAATTAGAATTACAAGAAATAATTAATGAATATAATTCTGGCAAAGAATTATGGGCTTATTCGATTTCACCTGATAATGAAGTAGTTCCTGGATTAATATCTTGGGCTGGTGAAACAAGAAAAAACACAGAAATAATTAAAATAACATTAGACAATGGTGAAGAAGTAGAATCCACATTAGACCACAAATTTATATTAAAAGATAATACAATCATTGAAGCTAAAAATTTATTAGTTGGAGATTCATTAAAACCACTAGATAAGAAAAACCATAAAATTATTAAAATAGAATATTTGACAGAAAAAAAGGATACCGGGACACTTACAATAGATCAAGATCACAAATTTCATGATTATCATAACTTTGCTATTTCATCTGGCATTTTTATTAAAAACAGCGAGTCTGCTGGTGGATCACGTGGTACTAAAATAGATACTTTACCGGCGGGACAGCAACTTGGTGAAATTGGTGACATTGTTTATTTTAATAAAAAACTAAAGAAATCCCTAAATGTACCATTCTCCCGTTTTGATACAGAAGAACAGGCATCTATGGTGTTCGGTAATGGCAATGGCGAAATGGGGCGAGATGAGATTCGTTTCAGTAAGTTTATTAGTAAACTCCGATCTAACTTTACACAATGCTTTCTTGATCTTTTAAAGAAACAATTAATATTCAAGAATATTATTACATTAGAAGATTGGTACAAATATAAAGATGATATAGAGTTCGTATGGAATACAGATTCTTACTTTGCTGAAGTTAAAGAAGGCGAAATTGTAAAGAATAGAATTGAACTTGCGGATGCTTTGTTAGAATATGTTGGTAAATATTTCTCTAATGAATATGTTATGAAGAATATCTTCAAAATGACTGATGAAGATATTAAAGAAGAAAAGAAGAAAATTGAAGAAGAATTAAAAGCAGGGGAAGAAACGCCTGAAGGCACTAATGGCCCTCCTCCAGAAGAGGAAGAGCCTGAGGAAGAGCCTGAACCAAAGCCTAAACCAGAACCAAAGGAAAAGGAAACTAAAGAGGAGAATTAATTATGAGTGTAGAAGAACTATTGAAGCATGCTAATGATAAGAAACCCGCTGACTTTACAACAGAGTTTAAAAAGGCAGTTACCTATAGAGTACGAACTAAACTAAATCCGCCTAAGGAAGAAAAACAGGA